GAAGTTCGGGTTCGCGCACGTAACGGACGTGCCTCATGGCAGCGAAGACTAAGGCCCCAACGGTCAAGGCGGTCAAGTCCAAGACCAAGGCAGCGCCCAAGGGACTCCAGCTCTCCTCGGCGCAGTGGAAAGCGTACAACAACGCGTACAACGCCAGCTCGACGTCCGCGTACCAGAAGATCGCGCTCGGTGCCGCCGCTCAGCGCTTCCGGAAGTACAGGCTCCAGGCCGCCTACGCCACCCAGGCCAAGGCCAATGTCGCCGCGTCCGTCGCCAAGACAGCGGCCATCGCCGCGTACGCCGCCAAGCAGAGCTGGAACCAGAGCAAGGTGTCCAAGCAGAACAAGGCGCTACAGGCGCGCATCGAGCTGGACGCGTACAACCACGGCAACATCGCGGGCCGGCTCCAGTTCATCCAGGCAGGCGAAAAGGCGTACGCCGCTACCGCCGTGGCCCGCACAGTGGACACAGCCCAGGCGACCGCGTACGAGCGGGTGGTCTTCGCCAAGGCAGCCAAGGCAGCCAAGACGGCCAAGAAGTCGGTGAGCACCAAGAGCACGAACACCGTGTCGCCGAAGGTAAAGGCGCAGATCGCCGCAGTGGCAGCCGCAGCCGGGCTCAAGGCGGCCAAGGCGACCAAGAGCCGCGCCGCGCCGTACAGGGGAGTTCACCGGGGCAAGCACTTCGACGGCAACGGGCACTGGATCCTCGGCAACAACGACTTCGAGGGCACGTGCATCATGACGGCGGTCGCCAACGCGCTCTACCACCAGACGAAGTGGCGACTGCCCGACGAGGACATCGCCTACTGGACCGGCCGCGCCGGGAAGCACCCGGATATCACGGGCGTGCTGAACATGCTGTGGGTGCTCCAGCCGTGGCCTCAGGTGAGGCTGCTCCAGCCGATCCCGCTGGTGGCGAGCTACGAGTACTTCTGCGAGCGCATCATCGGGTTCGACGACCACGCCGCGTTTGCGTTCGGGGCCAAGATGGTGAGCTACGGCGAGCTGCTGCCGGTCGTCGAGGCCGACGAGGTGGTCACGTGCGAGTTCGTGGAGCGCGATACCTGATATCGTTGTCACGTGGCTTCCCTTGGTGCAGTACGTGACGCCCTAGCGGCGGCGATCAGCTCGAACGCCCTCCCCCAGCTCAATTGCCTCGCGCAGCCGATGGACCAGATCACGCCGCCGTGCGCGCTTATTCTGCCGGCCCGGTCCAACGTCGCCAAGTTCGGCATCTGCCTGGGTGAAGGACTAGTGAACGACGAGGGCCTGCCGCTTACCCCGGCCGAGTTCAACCTGGAGATCCTGGTCATCGTCGCGCATGCCTCCACGACCGAGCGAGTGCAGCAGACGCTCGACCAGTGGCTGGGCTACGAGAGCGGCGTGGACCCGGACACAGGCAACAACGTGGTATCAGTGCCGTTCGCCATCGCAATCGACCCGACGCTGGGCGGCAACGTGGACTTCGCCGAGTGCAACAACGTCATCAGCTACGGTCCGGTAGATTACAACGGCACGCCCTATTTCGGGGCACGGATCTCAGTGACGGTGAGCACGCAGTGATGAGCTACCCAGCGCACGCCAAGGTCATCCTGACCGGTGCGGACGAAGTGAAGACGACCTGTCTCGGCCTGGAGATCAGGGTGCCCGGCGAGACAGTCGAGCTGGACCTGGTGGACTTCAACATCGACTACCGGCTGCCCCCCATGCACGTATCCGCGATTGGCAGTCCCGACCTTGCCGTGTCATGCGGCTACCCGGAGATCACGATCCGGGGCACCGGCTACCCGAGGGGCAAGTGGTGACTCGCATCCACAACAAGAACGCGAAGATCCTTTTCTACGGCCCGGAGAGGGAAACAGTCCTCGGGCTCATTATTCCGGGTGACGTGACCGAGATCGACGTGAACTCGGTAGACATCGAGTTCGCCAACGACATCAAGTACTCATCAGGCATGCTGGCGGGGCTCAAGGACGCGCACGGCGAGTTCACCGGCTACTACGACAAGGGAGACTTTCATGGCACGGATTCTGCTAGTCCATCCGGGTCCTGACTTCTCGGTCGCGGACGTCTTTGAGGGCTGGTACAAGGCGCTCAAGAAGATGGGGCACGAGGTCATGGTGTACAACACCAACGACCGCCTGATCTTCTACGGTCGCACGCTGTTCGAGAACGATGGCGAGGCTCCGTGCGGCGGCCACCCCGACTGCAAGTGCCGGGCTGTGCACCTCGCGCTGCCGGGGCACGAGGAAGTCACGCAGATGGCCACCAAGGGGCTGTTCGACACCTGCTTCCTGTTCTGGCCCGATGTTGTGTTCTTCGTGTCGGCGTTCTTCCAAAAGGCCAGCACGTTCGAGGTGCTGCGCAAGCGCAACATGAAGATCGTCATGCTGCACACCGAGAGCCCGTACCAGGACGACGAGCAGATGATGCGCGGGCAGTTCGCCGACCTCAACCTGCTCAACGACCCGAGCAATATCCAGGCGTGGCGCGAGCTGGACGTCCCGGTGCAGTACATGCGGCATTCCTACGATCCGGCCGTGCACTACCCGGACCAGAACAACACGCCCAAGGAATCCGACTTCACATTCGTCGGCACCTGCTTTGCCTCACGGCAGAAGTTCTTTCACGAGATGGATCTCAGCGGCCTGCGCGTCACCCTCGGCGGCAACGGCTGGGATCAGATGATGCTTCCCGAGTACGAGGACATTCTCCAGTTCCTCGGGCACGAGACGGATCAGTGCGTGCAGAATACCGAAGCCGCCCGCGTCTACCGCATTTCCAAGACGGGGATCAACTTCTACCGTCGCGAGGGCGAGGACACCCACCTCGGCGAGGGCTGGGCGATGGGGCCGCGCGAGGTGGAGATGGCCGCCTGCGGCCTGTTCTTCGTCCGCGATCCGCGGGGCGAGTCCGACGATGTGTTCGGCGGCAACAAGGCGATGGGGCTGCCTGACATCCTGCCCACGTTCAAGAACCCCGGCGAGGCGTCCGACCTGATCAAGTGGTGGGTCAAGCACGATGAGGAGCGCGAGAAGCACGCCCTGCTGGCCCGCGACCGCATCGCCGACCGCACGTTCGACAACGCCGCCCGCAAGGCGTGCAAGTGGATGGAAGAGGCAGGCATCCTGTGATCTGCAAGAGCTGCCGTTACGCTGCGCGGCTGTGGCGGATCGGCCTGTGCAATGTTGACCAGGCTCCTCACAAGTACGGTGAGCTGATCTGGGACTGCGAGCAGTACATCCGGCACGAGCTTGAGCGCGGCGGCGGCGTCGGCCAGCTCCTGGTTGCCGTCAAGACCGACCACAGGCAGCAGGAACCCGACCGGTCGCTGCTCTACAAGGTGACCGAGCTGCACGGGCCGCATAAATGCCCCGGACTCACCTGGTGCGATTGCCAGCACCACGTTCTAGCGAAGTCTATTTCCCCTTGACGGGTCAGTCCCTACACTAGGCATAGGACCCCCGTCGTGGCCGTGTGCACCAAGCACCCGGAGCCGGCACAGGAACAAGCCCCGGAAAGGGTGACTGTCCGTGTCGCGTATCCATGGTCGTAACGGCCTGGTCTACCTCGCGCCGACTGGACCTGGTGGAGCGACCGGCACTGCCGCGTCCCCGCTGGCGTTCGTCAGCGACTGGACCATCAACTTCACCGTCGCCAAGGTCGATGTGACCGCGCTCGGCGACACCAACCTCGTCTGGGTGGCCGGCCTGCCGGACGCCTCCGGCGACTTCACCGGCTTCTACGACACCGCCACCGCGCAGACGTACTCCGCTGCGATCGACGGCCTGTCGCGGAACTTCTACCTGTACCCGTCGCTGCTGGGTGCCCAGGGTGCGAACCCCGGCCAGTACTTCTTCGGGACGATCCTGCCGGACTTCGCGACGTCAGGTGGCGTGGCCTCGGCCGTGACCTTCAAGAGCACGTGGAACGCCGCGTCTCAGGTCCAGCGCTACCCGGCTGTCGGCATCGCCGGTACCTGATCGGAAAGCGAGAACCCCTCGATTGTCGTCGAGGGGTTCTCGTGCTGGTCATCTGGGCCAGCGGCGTCACCAACGAGCGCCAGCCTACCAGATGATCGGAGCATGACAAGTGACTACCACAGCCACTCCCGCGAAGCGCAAGCCGCGCACCACCGAGCGCCAGCTTCAGCTTGCCGTTCAGGACCAGGAAGCCCGCGTCCCCGAGGACGAGCGCGCCGTGGAAGAGAACGACGGCACCAAGGCCCCGCTGTGCGGGAAGTTCTTCCAGGTGGACACTGAGCAGGGTCTCATGCCGCTCATGGAGTGGTCTGCGGCCAACGACTCGGCCGACCCGAAGAACGGCCCCCAGCTCGCCGCCCTGTTCTACCTCCTCAAGGACATCGTGCACCCCGACGACTGGGACGACTTCCGCGAGCACGCCAAGGCGTCCAAGGCCAAGGGTCCGGACTTCGTGAAGTTCCAGAACGCGGCGGCCGAGGTGATCGCGGCGGTCCCTACCGAGCAGCCAGAAACCTCCTGAGGTGGCTCCTCGCTTACTACACCCTGGTCGATGGGCGGCTCCTGCTCGCCCACGGTCGCGGGCTGCACACTTTCACGGTGCGCGAGGCGGTCAACATCGCCATCGCCTGGCAGATTGACGAGATGCGCGCCGAAGACCACGCGTTCCGCTGGTCCGGGTCCAAGAAGGCTTCCGACGACCCGGTAGAGACCACGATCGAGCGCTGGCACGAAAAGGTCGGGCTCAAGGTGGACCCGGCTGCCCAGGCGCTTGAGGCGATGAAGGCGTTCTACGAGGCCACCGGCAAGGAGTGGGACGACACGCCTGTGAGCGCTGACTGGCGCGAGGTAGACGAGGAGATCCCCGGCAACTACATGGGCGGCCAGAGGGGCGAGCGCGGCGAGGGTATCAAATAGCGCTGGCACCTGGAGTAGCACCCGAATAAGCTGTACGTAGACTGGAGGTGGGGCATGGCCGTGCAGATAGACGAGGCCGTCATGGAGGACATGCTCCACAGCCCGGACGGGCTCGTCGGACGGTACATCATGGGCCTCGGGATTCAGGCTGCCGCCATCGCAGCGGCCATGTCCCCCGTCAAGAAGCCCCAGAATGAGTCGTGGCACCCGGCCAAGTCCACGTCGTACCCTTCGGTCCGGTACCCCGGCCTCGTGCTCAAGGCGTCGATCCATCCCGCGTTCGGCTACGCCAAGAGCGGCCAGATGTACGGTGGCGTGAATGTGGCCTATGGCCCGACGCTGTTCCTGACGCGCCCGGCCAAGCAGATTCATGAGGAGTACACCTTCATGACGGACGCCCTCTACGGAGTGGCGCTGTAATGGCACGGCTACTCGGCGAAGCCTTTATCGCGATCCTGCCGGACACTGACCAGTTCGGCCCGCAACTGCGCGCCCAGACCGACAAGGCAGCGGCTGCGATCCACCCGGACGTAAACGTCGGGGCGCAGCTCAGCAAGGCCGACGTCGCCAAGATCCAGAGTCAGCTCAAGGCGATCACCAAGGCCAACCCGATTGACGTGGGCGTCGGCCTGAACAAGGCGTCCGCTGCGGCCCTGGTAAGCCAGCTCAAGGCCATCGGCAAGGGCACGGACGTCAACGTCAGCGTCAGCCTGGACAAGGCCACGGCAGCCGCTATGCAGGCTGAGCTGGCCGCGTATATCAAGGACCACACGATCGACGTGGGCGTCAAGGTGGACGCCGCCGAGCTGGCCTCGATGCGCGCCGCGCTGAAGATGTACCTTCAGGACTTTGACCTCGCTGTGGGAGTTCAGCTCAACCCTGCGCAGCTCGCCAAGATCGGCGCGACGTACGAGGCGTTCATCAAGGAAATGGACGCCCAGCAGATCTCTCCTGACTGGAATATCCTGCCGGCGCTGTCGAAGATCGCGATGCTCAAGTCGGTCAACGACTCGTTCCGCGCGTACGTGCAGGCGCAGAATGCCCAGGCGCTCAACTTCGACATCCTGCCGGCGCTGGCAAAGATCGCCGAGGTAAAGGCCGCTGAGGAGGCCCTGGGCAAGACCAACATCGCCTTTGGCAATTTCCTGGGCGAGGCTAGCGCCGCCGCCGGCATCAAGGGTGTTGACCAGGCGTTCAACAACTATATAGACGACGCCCGGCAGGCCACTAACGACACTGACCTGTTCGGCCGCGCCATGACGAACTTCCTCGGCGAGGCCAGCAGGGCTGCGAGCATCACCCGTGACGCCGGCGCGGCCATGGACAATTACCTGGCCGACATCCGCGGAATAGGGACCGTTGGCGAGCTGGCCGTGGCCGCGCTGGCTAAGATCGACGCAGGCCAGTCGATGATCATCAGCCACGGCACGGGCTTCTGGGGCGTCATGCAGGCCCAGATCCGGACGTTCGGCGGCGCGCTGGAAGGTCTGGTGCCGGACTGGCTGGCGAACATCCATGTATGGCACCTCGCGACTGACCTCATTTTCGAGTTCGCCGCCGCGTGGGGTCCGGCGCTTATCGCGGTCGGCGCGTTCGCTGCGTACGCGTTCCCGGTCGGCGAGAAGATCTACGATCAGTGGAAGAACATCAACGTCGTGCTCGATGGCGTGGGCGGGCCGCTGAAGGACCTGGGAACTGGGTTCGACCAGATCGAAAAGGCCATCGAGCCCTCAATTCTGATCGCGTTCGGCGAGTATATGGGCATCATCACCCATAACTCGCAGGG